TTTCAATTGGAGCTTTAAAAAACCAATTTAATTCTTCAACAATAATACGATCAAAAACAATAGAAGAATCTTTAATAGATTTCTTTTTCATACACTGCCTCCTAGCATATTAAAAACAAATTTTTTTACTTTTCTTTATTTACAATATACCGAAAAAATAAAAATCTGTCAAGTAAAAATTTAAAAAATTTTACTTTTTTAATTTCCAAGCAGGGACGCCTTTACATTTAACAACACAACCATTTTTATCCAAACGTGGAAACCAATATCTATAATAACCATCTGACCAAATATCCCACAACTCTCCATCCCAACAAATAGACCTTACAATAAACCAAATAAAAATACCGCATAACAAAAATAATTTTTTCATAAGTTATCATCCTCATAAATTTTATTTACGCCATCTACTTCCAATCCTGTTTCAAAATAAATAATTGCAGCATCTATTTCTATTAGTTTTTCTATAGATGAAATCAAGCTATTTAAAAATTGTATATGATCTTCAAAAAATTGTGAATCTAAAAATAAGTCCAAAAACTTATCATTAAAAAACTTAAAATGCTCGCAAAATACAGAAGAATCCCCATCAAAATTTCTTTTTAACATTTCAATAATCTTATCACGTTCATCGTAAAGGTCTTCTAATTTACCTTCAATATCAATATCTAAATCCATACCGACCTACTTAATTAAATTTATTCATTTATTTCTTCCTCATACTTTTCTAAATAAAAATCAGTATCTAAACTTACACTATCTACTGGCTCATAATCAAACAACAATATAGATGCAGCCCTATCACATAAATCAATAGCCTTCAATAAATCCAACATTTCATTTAAAATAATTATATATTTATCAAAAATTTCAACATCATATACACCTTTCTTAACAGCTTCCTCTAACGCTAAAAATTCTTTTGAATTAACTAATTCATCATATTCTTTTACTAAATTAGTCCTAATCTTAACTAATTCCAATAACTCCGCTTCAGCATTATTTTCAAATTCAACAGCCATATTAAAAAAATCATTTAATTCCATCAATCCCCACCTAATAATGATAAAATACCAACCTTATCAATAGCCTCAGCATTATATAATAATGAAAAAACATTTTTTGTTTCGTTTAATCTACTTTTTAATCTAACTAAATCTTCTATATCATCAACATATAAATTATACACTTCAGTCCTCACATTGCCAATACGCCAAGCCCTCGCAATTCTCTGTTGTAAAGCAGCATAATTTGAAGGCAAATTCCAATTTACAACAACCCCAGAAAAAAAGAAATCATGCCCAGCTACCTGTGTTTTATCCATTATTATAACAGCATTTGGATCACTACAATTTCTATACGCAGCCTTTACGCTATCTGCCAAAGTACGTTTAGTCGAAGATGATAACTCAAAAATAGAATCCTCAGAAATGCCATTCTTAATTAAATACTTTCTAACCAAACCAGCTTGTTTAGAATCAGCAACAAAAATAATCTTTTTAATTCCATCTGTTTTTTTAAAAATATTCAATAAAACTTTCCCCTTCTCCTCAACTGCATAATCAATTACACTACGCATATTCATTCTAATTCTTCGTTTTACTTCTCCAGAAGATATGGTAGTAGCCATTGATAATCTATTATGCAAACTATTTAACTTATTTCTATTACTTTGAGATAATCTTACAATCAAATCTTTCATTACATACGGCTCTAATCTATCCTGCTTTATAGTAATTAAATTTCCTATTAATTTTTCATTTACTTTTCTATATATAGCATCATGAAAATATGTAGTAGCTTTTTCAACAGAATTAAATAAACTAATAAACTCCTGCCTATTTTTAAATAAATTAGGATTTACCCATTTAATAATATTCCACATATCGGAAACATTATTTTGAATTGGCGTACCAGAAAGAGCAAATCTATAAGGAACTCTTACAGAAGCGCTAAATACGTGCCTACCTTCCACGCCTATATATTGAAATTCATCTATAACAACTACATCATAATTCTTAAAATTTAAAAGACCACTTTTAACATCGTCAATAAAAGACCTATGAGAAATAACATGCACACGAACATCTTTATTTGCATATAAATTTCTCCTCTCTTCCAAACTAAGTCCAAGACCAACATCAGATCTACCAGTAAACTTACGCCACTCACTAACCACCTGCCCTTCAAGCTTATTTTTAGTAACATACAATACATTCTTTTTAATTTTATCTTCATACCGTAATTCTTCTATGGCTGAAATAGTAATTGGTGTTTTACCAGTACCAGGCATTGCATTTAATATTACCGCCTTTTGTTCTTTCATAAACCGCATTGCTGTTTCTTGATTCTTATTAAGCCTAAAAGGAACCTGAACCTTTTTACCATCCCTCTCAACCATAATTAAATTTTTACAGCCCTTTGGTGAATACCCAACCCTACTACCTTCATTAAACACACCAGCACGTAATTGCTTTAACCTCCTCAAAGAAGCACTTTCGCTTTTAGCAAAAGATATAAAATCACCTGCATTATTTGCATTTACCATTAAAACACTATTTGAACGATTAACCTTAAACTTAATTGAAGAATATTTAGCAATAAAATCATCCATCGCCTGATTATTTTTAAATTGAATAACTAAATCCCTACCTTTAATTTTTAAATTATTAACAATACGGGCTTGAGTATCTAAATATCCATACGTCTGCCCAGCTTCTATTCTCGCATAATTAAACTGATTATACGCCTGCGATCTAAACATCATCTTTTGAGAATTACGCACTACCGAACCTTCCATAGCCTTTAATTTTTTAGCTGCATCTATTCTAAACCTAATAATTTCCAATGACCTTGCCACTTTCTCCTGCACATCCTTTTTAAACATCTCCTCAACTGCCTTAGCACTAAGTCCTTTTACATTACTTAATAACAACCTAACACAATTCTCTGGCCCTAAAATATCGACAAGCTCTTCTGGAATTAAAATACCCAATTTTTTAGCGAAATCTAATATAGCCTGCCTCTGCCCTTTACGAACATTATTAAAAAATAACCTATCCGACATTTCAGCGGGTCTAACAGACCGCCCTTCCAACATTTCTTTATACGCTTTAGATCTTACTGCCCTAGTATTCTCTGGCAAATCTAAAAACTTTAAAGCAGATTTCTGCGATTTAACATACTCAGATAAATAATCAAAAGATACATCTGAAGAAACATCCATACCACCAAATTGACCCAACAAAGAATCAACTTGCCCGCCCGCTAAATACGCCAATGTATCTTTTCTAGTTACTACAATCTGTAATCGACATCTACAAAATGGGTGAGAATGAGGAACTTCGCCAACTCTATACACACCTTCCAAAGAAGGAATATCTAACTCAGCCTTACTAACAGTAACCAATGAAGCTAAATCCCTGCATACCTTACAAACTTTATTATCGCCCCTAGTCTCCCATTTAACATAAGAAAAACCCAATTCCCTTGCCATAAACTCTTCCATTTTTTTCTGCGAACGAACAATCTCTGAAACAATCAATCTATTAGATTGCCTAGAAACAGAAGAATTTATAACATTACCGCCAAACGAAGCACGTTGACGCTTACCATTTCGTATTTCCTCAAAAACCTTTGCCTTCTTTAATTTAGTTTCATCATCTTTTATATTTCTTAAATAATTTATAACTTTCTTTTCATTATTAAATGCCTTTGACAAAATATTATTAATTCTTTGATCCTGCGTTAAACCCAAAAACTTTTCATTTCTATATCGTTCAGTAAAAGACTTTGCTAAAGCCATCGCTTGTTCAGAAGTAAGCCTAACACCAACCTTAGATAAGCGCATAGAAATATCCCGCGCTACCTTTAATGCCATAGCTTCAACATTCTCATTAATTGCTTTAATAGTATCTTTACCAATAGTATTAAAATAAACTGATTGAAGAGAATTTAATTTATTATTTTTAGACTGAACTGTTCTACTATTAGCAATACTTACTAAATTATCATAAGAAGGAAGATTATTTAAAGAATTACGAAACGAATTTAACGCTCTAATAACTATCTGATAATTAAACTTACGCTCAATAGGACTAATAGCCATTCATTTCTACCTAACATACTATCTAATTAACTTTGCTTCCTGTTGCTCCTGACTCTTAAATTTCCTATATTCTTCCATCTCTACATCTTTTATCTCAGAAGACCTTTCAGACTCACTTTCCGTAGGCAACTCAACATTAGATAACACAGCCGAACCTTCTTCCGCAGCAAAACCTGAACCTAAAATCTCTTTCAAATTATCGGCTGAAAAATTAGCCATACTGCCAACTTCAAATAATTTATCCTCTTCAATTTCCTTAAATTTAGCATCAATATCTTTAATGCCCCTACGACGCATCGCTCCCTTTTTAGATTCAATTCCCATTTCAAGTTCCATCTGAATTTCTTGTAATTCTTGCATCGAATCTCTTGGCAAAAACTCACCCCATTTAATTTCAACCTTATAGAATGGATTATAAGCCAACTCACTATACAACTTAAATACCATATCATCTTCAAGCGCAATTAAATCATCTAAACGAGTATCAGTAGTTTCAGCCACCTCAATTTCTTTCGTAATACGCAATTCTTCTATTTTATTACGCAACGCCACATAATTATCAACACGCTTCTGCAAATCTAAATTCAAATTTCTATCCAATAATTTTATTGCATATTCATATAACTGAACAAAACCAGCTTCATACGCCAATCTCTTTCTACGTGTTAACCCAATTAAAGGCAAATATTGTACTTGTAAAGCAACCCCAGTAGCATTTGAAATATTCTGAAATAACCCAGACGATACCTCTGGAATACTAGAAACCAAATATGCAAAATCCTGCAACTGCTCAATTAAATCATTCAAAGCTGGAAAATTTTGAGTACCTCCCAATTGATCAACCTTTGCATCCTTTGGAAATCCACTCCAAATCTTATTTGGGCCTCTACGTAAATTACCAATCTTAGCTCCAAAAATTAAAGTTATAGGACTACCATGATATTTAACTGAATCCAAAAACTGCGTAACTGCTTCATTCAAATTAAAATTCAAATCAACTATATCAGCTATATCACTCCGCCCATAAATTTCCAGAGGTATTATTTGATTTTTAAAATGAACAATTGGAATAAACCCTAAATCATTAGCAACCTCACTTACTAAAACTTCTTCAACACTATCATCACTAGGCTGCTCTATATCAGAAAACTTAAATAACTGCTTAAATAATTTTTCAGGATAATGTTTAATAGTTTTTTTATCACTTTTTACATATTCAAAAAATACACGCTTATATTCATCAGTCCACACTTCTTTAAACAGAACTTCCCGCTCAATTCCATCTGGACAGACTGCATATCCATCCCATGTAATTACCGCTTCCTCTAAAACCGACCGACTCCTATCAGATGTTTTATATTTAACAAATGTTTTACTAGAATCAAGCAATTGAAATCTAGAACATTGAATATTTTCATCCCAAAACACCTTAACAAAAGAATCCCCACACACACTTCCATTTATACCAACTTCAAGCGCAAATAATTCAATACCAACTTTTTTATTTATATAATTAATAACAGGAGCCATTAACTTTGAATAATTTTCAGGAGCATACACAGAAAATGGTTTACCAAATAAAAAATCAACGCTCCTATCAACAAAAGCCTTAGCTAAATTAACATTAACATTTTTTAACTCTTTACCACTATCTAAATGAATATTATCATAACGAAACGCTTCCCAAAATTTAGCATAAAGAATAATTCTAAAAAATTCCTTTATAAATTCGCCGTCATTAGAAAAAGAACTCAAATCTGTATTAAAACCATTTAAAAAAGAATTAACTCTATTAAATAAATTAATATACTTCATATAACCCCCAACAATTATACCAAATACAACCCATATACATAACCCTTCATTAAGCATTTAGAAGCAAATTCCATAATTTCACTATGCTCCCAAAAAGACACAATTTCAGTAAATGGATTGCCAAAAACGGCACCTTGGGGACTCTTTTTTATCGGCAAACAAATAATCAATCGTCCCTTCAAAGAATTAATAATTTTAAACGCATCTTCCTTACTCATCTTATCAAACACATTTATTGCTAAAAATAAATCATACTCATTTACATTCCACCGACACTTACGTAAATCTTCCAAATAAACAGCTCTATAAACAGGTACACCAAAAATAGAACGCCCAATAGCTCTAGAAACACTATATTCATCTATATCTATACCATCTATAACTATATCTGGAAAACTCTCCTTAATAAATTCACCTACACTACCCCATCCACAACCTAAATCTAAAATATAATCAATATTTTTTCCCAAATTACGCCTGTACTTAATAAAATTAAGCACAGGAGTTAAGTTAGCTATAATGCTAACCATAATCAAATCCCATCTTTAAATTTATATAATAACAAAAATAAATTCAACATAAATAAACTCCTAAAATGCGTCCTTTATATAAACATTTAGTAGCAAATTCCATAATCTCATCATGATACCACGTAGCCTTATGTACCTCATAAATATTTCCACCCATAGCCCCTTGTGGATATTCGCCTAAAGGAATACTAACTAATAATTTACCCTTATAATGAAGTATTATCTTAATAGCCTCTTCCTTATACAAATGCTCCAAAACATCATAAGCTAAAAATAAATCATAAGCATCTATCGGAAAAAGCTGCCTTATATCCTGCAATACAACAGATGAATACGCATATTCACCATTTTTTAAAGTCCTATTAAAAGCCAACTCAACATTTTTTTCAAAAATATCTATTCCACTAAACCGTACCTCTGGAAAAACATCTCTGACTGCAACACCAATATTACCCTTCCCACACCCTAAATCCATTACATTTAATGGACGAGGATTAGCATCTCTAAAAAACTTAATAGTAGGATTTATATTTGAATAATGAGAAGAAGGCATTATAAACCATCCATATATTCATAAACATCCATATTCCTTTTTTACCAAATTACCCATAACAATCATTTTACCAGTATAAAGAATATTCAAATTATGTGTATCATTAAATAATTCAAGTTTTTTAAAATAATAATCCTTAGATATACCGCCAAATTTCTTACCAAAATGTAATTCAAAAGTAGTCATCTCAGATTTCCTAATAAAATCTTCGCCTTTTGAAGAAGCAAAAATACCTTCTTCACCTCCTTCAATATCAAATTTAAAAATATATGGCTCATCATACTCAATACTATCAATATATTTATCAAAAGGAACCGTTAAAAATTTACCACTTGCATCATCATTAGCCTTAATACATATACTAGAACTTGCTATGCCTGGCTTATCATAAATAACGCCCAAAGAAACTCTACGAACATCCTTATGAATAAGTAAAACATCAATAGCATAATTTGAAAACCCATCTATTAACCCCAAATTATACTTTAATAATTCAGCTATTTCAGGATTACCTTCAACAGCAATTATTCTTGCAGTAGGAAATAATAAATGGGCATATATAGAAAAGACACCTATATTTGCACCAAAATCAAATATAGTTTTAATTTCTTTTTTAACCTTATTTCTAAAAGCTCCAATAGCATAAAAATCCTTTAAAATTATCTCATCAACTAAAAAAGGTATTACTCCATCTACATCTCTTTTAAAATTTTTTCTAATAAAAGTTTTTAATTCCATTATTGCCTACCTTCTGCTGCCAATTCCAACTTACACAATTCAAGAATCCTATCGGCAGAACTAGGCCCTATAACTTTTTCGACTATTTCAGCTTCCTCACCATAAAAAGCAAAATTAAACCTAAAAATATTCATCATTTCACGTTTTAACATTATTTTTTCTTCTTCCGTTTTTGCTTTCTTTATAAGCTCTTCCTGTTTACGCACAGCCTCAGAAGCAGCTTCACTACCAACAAATACTTCCGAACGATCCCGCAATCTGCCACTATCATCTTTTAAAATCTCAAACTGCTCATTAAATTCCTCATTTACAAGAATCTGTGGATCATTTATTTCTTTTAAAAGTTTTTCCATTTCAACATCATCTAACATAAGAGAATCCTGAGCTTCTTCAAGAGCACCCATTTTAGCTAAATCACGAAGAACAGCAGCAGCCAATTCAGCATCTTCCTCACCCCTTGCCCTATTATGGCGCAATGTTGCAATCTTCATCTGCTCATCAGTCATTTCAACAAGAACGCAAGGAATCTCTTTCATTCCTATAGACTGTGCAGCTCTCCATCTATGCTCACCATCAACTATAACCATATCCTGCTTACGAACAAGAGCAGGAGTAGTAAAACCATCTTCTTCAATTGACCTACACAAAAGCTCAAACTCATGTTCAGACTGCCTATTTGGATTATACGCATTAGGCTTAATATCATTTACATTAATATAAACAACTTCAAGATTTTCCAAAACAATATTATTCTTAACTATCTGTTTCTTAGCCATATCTATTCCCCTTTATTAAAATAATTTTCATATTTTTTACAAAGCTCTACAAGTTTAACTGCTGGCTGTATTCCTAAAACTTCTTTTACTATACGAGCCTCTTCACCTGTAAAAGAAACAGCAACACGATAAATATTCTTTTTAATAGACGCCATTATTTCAGCTTTCTTCTCTTCACTATCAACAAGCGATGCCTTCTTTTCAGCCTGCCGAACCATCTCAACCACAATTGGTGTAACAGCTTCTACCCTATTACCTCCTTCCATAACTCTAGCTTCTACTGAAACAGTTTCCTCCTTATTCTTTGCAGCTATCCACGATTCACTATACTCATCCGCAGCAAGACCAACTGGAACGGGAACATCATCAAGAAGAATACGCATTTCCTCATCATCCATCATAAGTGAATCCTGCGCCCACTCCAATGCGCCAAGCTCACGCAAATCTCTAAGAACTTCAGCAGATAATTTTATATCCTCTGATCCTCTTGCACGATTATGACGAAGCGTAGATATACGCATTTGCTCCATAGTCATATCAACAAATACAACAGGAACAGTCTCATACCCAAGACGCTTTGCAGCTCTCCAACGATGTTCACCATCGACAATTACTTTCTCATCTTTCAACGCAACAATTGGCTGAGTAAAACCATCTTCAGTCATCGATTTTAACAAAAGCTCAAAATCACGCTGACTTTGACGATTAGGATTATATGAATTAGGCTTCAAATCATTAATATTAACATATTCAACAACAAGCTTTTCAAGAGCCTTAGCCTTTTTTTCTACCGCACGCCTACCTCTATCCCTCACATCAGGCTGCGGTCTATTATCCCCCAAAGGATTCCTAGTACTTTGAACAGATGTATCAATAGCCATTTTTACCTCCGAAATTATTAAATTAATTACTTATTCAGCCTCAACTGAAAAACACTTGCTTGTTCTATACCAACCAAAAATCTTCGCACCAGTACCAACACTTGACTTCACCTCTACATTATGGTCTACCAAATGTGGTAAAGTCGAAACGCCTTGCTCACCAGATATACGCATAAAATCTTGAAGAATCTGATCACAATACGTCTTCTTATATTCATCGTACCTACTTTCATAAAACCGTAAAAACCTTCGTAATAAATCAAACCGCATAACATTAGCTAAATCACACATTATATCTCCACCAGGAAATATATCCCAACGTTCACCCAATCTATCCTCTGGCCATGCTCTAAAGTTAAAAAACTGAAATATCTTAAACCCTAATTCCTCTGCTTCATCAATTCTTTTTTCAGCCTTAACTCTAAAATTATTACAAAGAATAGCATCATCCTGCATCAAACAAACCCAATCCGCACCTGATTCTAGCCCCATTTTCCACGCGTGATAATGACTCCATTTAATACCTTTACAATCATTATCGACAAATAAATCAACATCACCACCTATATCATTCACCAATTTTTTTGCCATTTCCAATCTCGGAGGATAGGTAACAACTATAAACTTTTTACTTACTATATTCACACTGTAACCTCGCTATTTTCAACCTCACTATCTCTAACTTCGCCATCTGGAAAATATCGTTTTCTATCTTCTGGTGTATACCACCAATACGTATATGGTGCAGCATGTAATATTGGCTTTTCAACCTTAAAAACGCCAGCACCTTTTCTAAAAAACCCTGGCTCTACATATCCTAATCCAAGATATAAATTAAATGGATCACCATCCCACGCTTTATTTGCCAATTCTTTCCACGACCCTACAAGCCCACACTGCACACATTCAGCAACATCAGGAAAAGGAGCAGTAGAATGTTTAGCATGCCTACGCAAAACCATTTCTTTCGCTTTCCTAGCCCTCTCAGCAACCCATAAAGGAGCTTCTTCAATACAAGTTCTATGAAAACATTCCTCCCACGTTTCATTTAATCTACGTTGTGGAGTACACGTTTGTATTCCAAACTTTGCAGCAGTCCTAATTCCAGGAATACGATTAGCTACCCTATCAAACCAATGAGGCCACGCTCTACTTGCAATAGCCAACTGTTTTATAGCAGCAGGATTAAGTGTAATAGGAGCAATACGCATTTCACTAGCAGAAACACCCATTTTAAACATTACATCATACGCAGAATTATAATCCCACCCATTATCCCGTATAGCTTTCCACACATCACCATCTCTCCAATCATATATAGGCCACGCATTTCTAACTTCCCTATAATTCTTTTCAGGAGGATAATCTCTAGCAGTTATAAAACTACCCTGCATAGATGCCAATGCCATTGCCCGTTTTGGTGATTCTTGAACACGAATACCTATAATATCATATAAATCAACCCCATTCCTAGTTGGAAAATGAGGTAATTGATCTAATGTACATAAATCATATAAATCGGCAGTACGAGTAATTTTTTTAGCAAAAGGAGGATATTTTCTAACCCACATATCTTCTGGAACCAATGGATCAAACGCCCACCAATATGGCTGTTCACGATTAAATGGATTAACATTAGGATTATTCATATAACACCAATGAAAATCTATATCTTTTTCATTGGCAATTCTTTCAGCATACTCATACGTACCAGGATAACATATTTCCTCATCATTCATTATTACAGTTACTTTTTTTATACCTAATTTCTTTGCAGCTAATCTAGTTAATTCCAAACAACACGTAGAATCCTTTCCACCAGAAAATGAAACTGCAACATCACCATTCTTATATAAATAAATAATTCTAGCCAATGCACGCTCAAAAACATTACTACCTAAATATATCCTAGCCATTTTACCCTCTACTCTAACTAATAATTTTTAATTCTTTTTAACAATCAACTACCAACTAACTTAACTATATTATAACCTTTATTATAAAAATACTTAGAAATATTTGCTATTTTACGTTTATTAAACTCAAGCCCATAACACTCAGTTCCAATTTCTACAAAAGGAGGCCAAAACGTACCACCACCAACAAACATATCTAACAACTTTTTAGGCTTACAATTTCTTGCAAGAAAATGCGGTATAAAAAGATTTTTCTCACTATTTTTACCATTAGGATCCTCATCCCACTCAGGAGAAACAACACCATCAATAAAAGTACCAAACCATAAACAATATTCAGTATTATTACTACCATACGTAGGAAAAAACATATCAAGCTGACGAGCACCATACTTAATAAGTTTTTTATTCAAATCCTCCATACCACGCATTCCCATTTCAATTGCCACATACTTAGAAGAATACTTCTTTGCCATCGCAGCAATACCTTCTAAAAGATTATCAAACCCATTTTTAGGAAGCTTATCCATACCAACCCACTGCCTAAATTGATTTGCTATTCGCACATCCCAAGGAGGATCAGTATAAATAAGATCAACTTTCTCATTCCCCATAAGCATATCCATTGCCTTCATACTAAAAGGAGCACAAATATACCTATGCTTTAAAACTTTTTCACCTTGCTGTATAGAAGCTTCATACATTTCTCCTAATTCAATTGGGAATTTTTCCCACGCATCACCGTACATATTTTCATAGTCCATACTAGCCCTCAATAAAAATATAATCTATAAAACAAAGCCCCACTAAAACCGTACCATGCTGCTTTTTAGGAATTATAGTTTCAATAATTAATTCAACATCCCTAAGAAAATACCCATCAGAATAACCGTTAAAATAAATTTCATTCAACGCTTCACGCAATTCTTCTGACGCTTCTTCTTTTAACTTATGCCCAGAATATTCACAAACAATACCGCCATATTTACTATTACTTTCTTTATCATACAACCAACCATATATAATACCAGCAGTACCAACCTCCCCTTTTTTACATGTACACACAGCCATTATAGTTTCCAAAACAGACCCATGCACTAAATTACGTGGTTTTGGAACCTCAAACGCTTCTCCAGGAAGTATAGAAGAATATTGCATAATATTACACATTTCAATTCCAGCATCTTTTAATGCTAAATGATACGAACCAGCATGAATAGTTATATTACTTTCGCCCTTCCCAGTAACTACAAAAAACCTTCTAGGAACTCTTTGACCTAAAAGCATCAACCCCTCCTAACCGCCAATAAAACTATAAAACCATCATACCCACGACCTGAATCACAATTAAAAATATCACTAAAAACAATATCAAAATCAGTTAATTTAGAAACTATATAATCAAAATCTAATGAAAAAGCAGAGAACCTACCTTCCAAAACATTATAGTGTGTAGCATTCTTTAAAAGAGATAAAACTAAATACTTATTACACACACTTTTACAATTATTTAATAAATACAAAAACTCTTCCTCATTATCTACAATACTTTCAATACAAAAATTAGACGCAACTATATCAGCATTAAAATTAATTTTATTAAAAATATCAATATTCCTAAAAGTAAATAACCTACTCCTTAACCTAGCTTCAACTATAAATGAATCTACACCTTCTAACTTACCAACATATTCAAAATATTTACTCCAATCAAAACCAAAAGAACTTCTATACAACCACCGCTTAACTTCAACTAAATTACTAAAACACAAATCAGTAAAAATAATATTATTAACTACCCTACTTGCACTTATTAACTGATAAATAGTAGGCCCACCGCCAACTTCCAAATACGAAAAACCATTTTCAGATATATTTAAATATAACTTATGAAAAGCTTCAAGCAAAAAAATATTCTCATCATTTAATGATGAATAATATTCTCTTAAATACTCACTTGGAGAAAACTTAGAAAAATCACAACCATAATCTATCAAAATTAAACCCCAATTCGCCTAAAAGTAGCATTTTTAACTATCAATCTACCTTCACGTGCAGCTTTTCTAACATTTTCAAAACCTACAATTTCAGATACACTTCTAAATCCACCATCAGAATAATTTATTATATCTTCGTTAAATTCATCTATTTTACTATTAAAATAATTAGGAGATTCAAAAGGAGTACCAACATTCAAAAACTCTTCAGCAGAATTAAGCATTAAAAACATACTTTGCACATAATCATCTTTTGCACCTTTATATGTACCATGCCGAATAACCATCTTATCATTCTGCCACACTTTTTCAGCATCTAATAATTGTAACATAAACTTATTAAACTTTCTAGTCTTTCTAACTGATTGATGAGCAGGCACCTGTAAATTTTTATGGTTTAAATTCTTATAAAAAATCTGAGCTAATTTATGCTGATTATTCAAAGAAAAATAAAAAGGAATCAACAAAATATTTCTATGCGCTAATCGCCGTGATATTATCTCAAATATTGGATCACCTACGCCAGTTGAATCAATACTAATAGCCTGTAATGTATCATACATTTTACATACTCTAACTATATCATCTATTTGTAATTCCCAATTATCCCCTTCCCATTCATACCACGCAGTAATTTGCTTATAATACATATCAGACTCTAAAAATAAACTGCCTAATTCATCTTCATCTAATTCAGTAATATTATCCCTAACAGGAAACGAATCCCTTCGCACAAGTTTAGCTATAGTTAAAACAGTACTATCATGCCGTTTTCCTAAATCAAGCCCAGCTACATAACTAAATCCATTTTCAGGCGTATAATTTAATTTTAAACTCTTTATACATATATTTTTCTCAAATTCATCAGAAGTAATTGCCATACCTTTTTGCAAAAGCCATTCTAACTTATATGACATTCTAAAATAATCAGAATCCTCTCCATACCTTGCTTTTTCTTTCTGAATCCACCTTGCATAACGTTCATTATACCTACTAACTACCGTATAATCAAATTCAAAATGATTTTTAACCTTTCTTTTTGTTACCTGCATCAATCGTTTATTTCTATTTATTGCCTCTAAAAACTCACACTGTTTCATATGCGGAGTTCCAAGCTTAACTATTGTTGCAGAAACAGCAGCACCCATAGGATGTATAGATTTCAAAACCTTTTCATCTGAAACATCCTGAGCCTCATCAATAACGATAATATGATATGTTTTAGACTCAACTTTTGCCTGTGGAGCAGCAGAATGAATTCTAACATACGAACCATTTGACATCCATAATGAATCAACCGAAACATCAATTTCTGGGTCACGTAAAAAATTTAAAGCTTCCTGAGAACTAAGACGCAACTTAAATCTTTCAGCAATAGTCAAAGCTTGTGGTTCAGTAGGAGCAAATACGCCAACATATACCCCACGTTCAAATTGTTTTAATTGCGGAAAATAAGAAGCTAAAACAGGAAGGATTACCATTAAAGTGGCAACAACATCAGTAACACACTCACTTTTACCACTCTGACGTGCCCAAAGAGCGGTAATTTCTTCACCATCATTCAATAAAACGCTTTGAAAAATACGCGCGGCAAAAATCTTTTGATAGGGAAATAACCTTACATTACATAATGCTTCAAGAGTATCCATTAAACGTTCAACTAAATCATCGACACTAATATTGCCCCAATCAATAATCTTGCCAAACGAATTTTCAATTTTTGAAATATCTCTTTCTAATTCAGACTCATATTTATCAATTATAGATTTTATATAAAAAGTATAATCATAATCCTTCTTTTTAGTCTTTAACTCAGAAAATTCAACATCTTTTTCAGTCTTTTCAACTTCTTTAGACTCACTGCTATTAATTTCAACCAATGCAGAAACTTCATCAAATTTCTTTTTTATTTTCTTTGAAGCAACTTTATTATTATTTTTAGACGCTTTTACAAATGAAACTCTTTTATAAACTCTTTCTTCATCATTAAACTGTATCATAAAACAAATAACCAAAATTAACCATTTATTTTACGCCAATTATCGAGCAATCCATCGATAAAGTCAACGATTTTTTCATCTTCCTTACGCTCAATCTTTTCTTCAATCGACTCAACAGAACTAATTCCATCATTAACTGGCGAATACAAATACCTACCATTATCTACACAATCATAATATTTACCTAAAAAACACCCAACTATAGAAAAATTCTTACAACCATCACAAGATTTTGAATAAATTTTACCTACTTCCTTCTTCACGCCATTAAAACCTTCTTCACTCGATAAAGGACGATTACTTACATCCACACCTTTATCATTTAAAAACTTAGATACATCCACATTTTCCAATAAATTTTTCTTTTCCATCCCCTTAATTTTATTAAATGATTCAACTTCATCAGAACTCAACTTTCTACCTAAAAATGCTTCAAATTCTTCTATAGAATCGTAAGACTTAACTTTTTCAATTGGAAAAGCTAAAATATTCTCAGATTCATTATCAGTAACAATTTCTTTCCCCTTCCACAATTCATAATCGCCACCCATACAATATATTTCAGCAGCCTGCCCTTTTAAACATTTACCTTCATTAGCATAAAAACACGTTAAACAATTCTTTTCCATAACTACCTCCTATAAAAATATACTATTTAATTTTCCTGTAACTACATCTAAAAAATATACTTTTTTATCATACATATTTACAAATGAACCAGGATTTATTATCCTTACTCCATTTTCAACCTTATCCACAAACCTATGGGAATGCCCTTTTACAATATAATCGTAACCACCATTTAAAGCATCCTTTAATGATGATGGAGCTACGCCATGATATACAAAAAACTTCTTACCACCAAATTCAAAAGTTATTTCCCTATTTAACTTTTTAAATTCATCGTCAACATCATTATTTCCTCTTACAAAATACGTATTAAATCCTTCAAATGCATTCAACATAAATGACCCGCAAAAATCCCCAGCATGGATAACATCCTTTACACCTTCATTCTTCAAAATATAAAGCGCTTTACACAATGAAATTATATCATCGTGCGTATCAGCAAATATTCCTATTTTCATAAATACCTCTCAAAAAGTTAAAAATGGATTTATAACCTTCACTTCTTCAATTAATTCTTTTGGATAATCAATTACATAATCACCATTTTTATACACTTCCATAAAATAATCGCCAGTAGCTTCACTCAATCGTAAAATAATAGAATAATAGTCTTCGCCAACTTCATAACTAAAAACCCAACACGTTTCAACCAATTCTAACATATCCACCTCCAAATATTATAACCGCCTTTTAAATATTCACTGCAATATTAATGCCCCCTACTATCAATTAAATCAACATAGTCACCAAAATACCTATCAAAAACTTGTATCAAATTCTCATAATCCGAAGCAGTCATTTCCGCCATAATTTTACTAAAATCCAACCCAATCTGCTTACTCAAATTTTTTGCTACTGATAAAAGATAAAACGCATTCCCACCAGGACCAGTTAAATCTATCAACATCTTTCCTCTCTCAATCTTCCCTTTAATAATCATAATTACCCCATTAAGACTTTTTAATAAAGTCGCCACAAGGCATATTCTTATTTGGAACAATAACACAATAAGAATCACAATCACCTAAATATACGCACTCTTTACATCGACTTTTATCTAAAAAATACCCAGCCTTACAATTATCCTGAACCATTCCACACGGCATTAAATCATTAACATTACACCCACAATAATCATTATACAAACCATCAAAACCATTATCCTTCAAAAATCTAACTACTATTTCTTTTACATCTAAACATTTATTACTCATTTCTTCCTCCTATTCACTATCTAATAAACCCATTTCATTTAACGAATAAAACTCATTAAAACCAATAATTATATGATCTAATACTTTTATACCTAAAATCCTGCCAGCTTCTTTTACAACCTTAGTAATTTCAATATCTTGTGTTGATGGTGTAACTCCACCAGAAGGATGATTATGAATTAAAATAATTGACGAAGCACCAACCATAACTGCCAACCTAAAAATATCCCTTGGAATAACAACAGACACATTTATAGTACCAACTGACACTTCCTTAAAAGAAATAAGCACATTAGCATTATTCAAACATGCTACATACACTCTCTCTTCAACAAAATCACTCATAAACTTAAAATAATCATAGACATGCTCAGGACGATTAAATACTTCAGACTTAAATTTACGACGACCATATACTATTTTTGCTTCTCTAATATACATAACTGCCTCCTTTTATAATATTATTTAATTCTACTTTCTTACACTTTTAATTATTCTATAATACTCATTTTCAGTAATTCCTAAAAACTCAGTTATTGAATTTTTATTTACATCTCCATAATAATCTAAAAATGCCTTCGCTCGTTTAAAATAAAAATCCAACACCTTATCACTAATTACCTTACTCCTTTTACAATTAACTATCTTCATTATTGCCCCCTTTTAGCAAAAACAAATACCGCTTCATAAAATATATAGCCTCAGAAATTATAAACCTTTCAAACTTATCAGTACAATCCCCAGCCTCAGATAATTTATGAAACATTTCGTGTACCAATGTATCCAAAACATCGTCAAATCCTTTTCTAATTGACGACATATTTATATAAAACTTTCCATCAATATACTGCCCATACGCAGAATCAGAATCAAAATTATTAGCTACAACTATATCTTCCCTGCTTATCTGATACCCAATATCATTCAAAAATTCTACTACTTTTCTAATCAAAGCTTCTGAATAAATATCCACATCAACCACTTCCCAACCCTTTAACTCACTCGCAGATATAATATCTTTAACAGTTTTTACATTAGTATTTGAACTAAAAAACTTATACCACGTCTTTGGAAGCACCACAAAATCACGCCCCAGAAGCCTATTATTATATTTCATAAAATCATACTCATCTAAAACTACTTTATCGCCAACTATACTTGCCCAACTATTATCACAAGGTATATATTCAACATCCAAATAATTCTCTATAAAAGCGGCTCCATTTTTAGTAGAAATTAAATTAAAAATACGCTCTTTAACTTCATTAGAAAATCCATTTATATAGTTCTTTAAATCCCACAAAAACGCCCACTCAGTAACCTTTCTATCTTCACCAACTAAAATAGAGCTAATATCATAATCATAAATAGAATTCATAGAAGTACTTTCGACAACACGAACCCCTTTACGATATCCAGAAAACTTATCATTGCCAATCTTTTCATATACTTTAATTATTGTATTATTAACCTTAAACTCATCAACCTCCCTTCTATTAAATGCAAAAAGAATATCAAAATTATTAAAAAAATCTATAACATCTTTACATACTTTAATATAAATACGTGTACATCCTTCTTCACCAAATAAATCATCACACATAAAATACTCAAAACCACCCTCATCAACCGCATTACATACTAACTCACGCAAACCCTCACTAACACCCCAACAAATTTCACCCATTTCAACAACCATACTAGTTTCTTTCATTTTCTTATTGCCAACTTTAATAAAAATCTGATTAAATTTTTTACCAGAAAATTCAAACTTCTTAGGAATAAACATAATTTTAGTTTTACCACTATACACAACCACATCTATACCAGCTCGCAATAAAGCAGCAATACCATACTTACTACCTGTACCAAACTGCCCTATATATTTATCACTTTCACTCTTTGACGTAACACCCATCATATAAAATGTTCTATAATCAACTTCCCCAATATTTTTAATACAATAATATTTACTCATACAATTACCTCCAATTATAATGTACAATCTTCAGGCTTTCTATCATCTCTAAACCTAAGAAACATAGAATGCCTCATTGCTCCACTTTTAAAAATTTCATACCCACCAACTTCTAAAACCCTGCCAATATACTTATTAGGATTTTCAGCAAATTCTTTACGCCAATAAAAAGGAAACCCACTAGTTTGCATAACATACTGCAATTTTCCATTAATATACAAACCACATTTTATAGAAGCGACTGGCATACCAGCATTAACATATGTTGGAGCATTAGACTCTACAAAACCCATACACACATAATCTTTTGTTAAATATTTCTTAAATTTATACGCATCACAAATAGGCCCAAAACGATATATAGAATCAGCCTTCTTTAAAATTATTCCTTCACCGCCATTATCAACTATATTCCAAAACATCTTTCTCGCAGATTCCCTATTTTCATCGGCAGTACCATCTAGAATAATATTTCTAACTATATTAATTATAGGATGAATCTGATTAGCATATTGAGACTTTTCCCAATAACTTTTTAAAATATTAAACCTTTCTATCGCAGGAAGGTCTTTTACCCACTCACCATTAAACTTAATTAAATCAAAACATATAAACCTATGATACCCATACTGTAAAGCCAATGCAGTCTCATATTCAGTACCATACCCAACTTCACCCGCAACTATAGAATCATCAGGAAGAAAATCATCAAAATATTTTAACATATTAATTAAAGCATTATACTTCTTCCAAGCTTCAGTATCCCATCTAGAAACACCATTTTCTTTAATAACAATACCATTCCAACCATCAACTTTCTCTTGACACAAAAACACATTATTCCATTCAGAAAAAAGATTAAACATTTCATTCACAAAATCCTTTGACGTCATACCATCTTTAAACTGAGGTGTTGGAACAAAACCTATAATTGACATTGCATAACTCATATTTGCCTCCAATTACTTTTTATACTTTTCATTTAATAATGCTATATTAAGTGCTTCTGTATAAAACTTCATCCTCCATTCAGGCTCAACATAATCATAGTATTCAGGATATCCATAAACCATTTCACCATTTTTATATTCCATCGGCACTTGAGAACCCCAACCTATATAATCTGTATAACATCCAGACCACACAGGCTTTACATCCTTATTTAAATTCTTTTTAAACTCATTATACTCTTCAACCGATTTAAAAGTTGCTAATCTCTGCTTTTCTAACTCATCTCTTTTTGCTTCCAACTCCCTCCGCTCCTTATAATGAATCGATCCTAACAACATTAACTGCTTATTAATTTTCCCTATTTCTTTTGCTAATCTAATTCTTTCTTCTCTTAAATCCATTTTCTACCTCCTTAATTTCAATTTTTACTTTGTTTTTTACTGCTATTGATAAAGTAGCAAATTATTTTAATTTCGTCAAGTAAAAAATCAAATTTTTTTAACTTTTTTTAATTTTTTCAGCCAAAGAAAATATTATTATTTACACCCACACCATCTTTTCACCATCTTCCTCTATCAACCTTAAATACTTACTCATAGATTGCTTAACCAAATTAACATCACATCCACTCTTTAATATTACTATTCTTCCAAAATCAACTTCATACTTAACATTCAAATCATCAAGTTCATCTAAAGCCAATTCAAATATATGTTGTAAATACTTAGCCATATTTCCACCTCATAAAATATGTAACTCACCACCGACCATATAACCATTATTTTCTAAAAACTCTAAAACAACCTTACGATGGCACGATAAATAATCTCGCTCATAACAACATAAAACTATATCCGCAGACTTTACCAATAAAGAATCAATCTTATCAGTAATAATATCCTTTTTTGCAGTAAGTTCGTCATAAAAATAATTAAAATACGCAGGCAAACTAATCTTGCCAGATTTATACCTATTTAATAAATCACCAGATGGCGCTAATTCATACACATTCCTATCAACCACAAATTTAGGCGGTCTTCTACATATACCATACCAATCATAAGGAATTTTATTAACCTTTGCAAAATAACTAGAATAAATCATAGTCCGACCTCATCTAAATATTTCTTCTCTTCAATAAATTCATACGTATATTCATTTGCACAAAAACCTCTATACTCACAAGGCTTACATAATTTCTTATCTTCAATCCTTTTAGGAAGTTTTTTCTCATCAATACACTTATTAACTTTAACAAGTAACTTAATTATACTTTCAATATTTTTAAAATTATGAAACGTAATAAACTCCCTAATATTCTGCGATGACTTATCTTCAAAAAGCCATATAACTTTATGAATACCCGAACCCATCATATAAATATCCGACTGTGGAATATAATAATCTGGCGGATTTTTTAAAGATTGAAATTGATATTGATTTATACTTTTTATTTCAATAATCCACTGCTCATCTTTCCATTCTAAAACACCATCCATCTTTCCTTTTACCCGTAAATCGGGAAGAAAAATACCAGCTTCCTTATATTCCATAGCCCTACCATCAACGCCACACTTTTTACACTTTTTAGGACGTGGAACCCAAAATTCATTTTCCTTTCTTCCTTCTTTTGCATACCCATACACAGCACCACAAACACAGCGCCATCGACCTATCAATTTACATTTACCTTTAGTAAAACTATCCAAATCGGCTAAATATGACTGAATACGCTTATGAATATAAGCGCCATTATGAAACACTCTATGCGTCAAAGCAGAATAAAACTTTAAATCCTCATTAAAAGGGGCATCTAAAAATTCATACACTAACTTCCTTGCACAAAACGCCTTACCTAATTGCGATGGATGAAAATACCGCTCTAACTTTTCGCCATACGCATCATTTCGATGATCTTCTGATTTATTATACGTTTCATAAATATACTCATCCAACAAATCAGTTAACAACATTGATTTATTAGACTTATCAATATTATCCTTAATAAAAATATTCTCGAATTGAACATTTGATTTAGTCAATACCTTCATCAACCTTACTCCCCTTTAATTTTTTACGCACATTTAAAATCTGTTCTGAAATCTCAGATTTACATACATCCCAACCAATTTCAGCCATATCATCAATAGATACATCCTTCTGAATAGGGCGAATAGTAACACCAAAATCAAATCTCGCAGTCTCAAAATTTCCAGTAGATATTGTTGCACCAACAGAAACTCTTACACTATCAATAGCATATTTTTTATCCTTATACACAACAATACAACCAGAAATATCCTCCACATTAACCATATTAACATTCTTTTCGTCTCGCTTTTCATCTCGCTTAACTGACTTACCTTTAACTACCTTTTCTTTCTTCATAATCTAATCTCCTATAAAATTATTTTAGGCTCTCACCTATAAAACCAGTTCCACGCATTTGTATTAAAATGCCATTAATTGAATCAACCTTTTCATCTAATGCTTTAAGCCTTGCATCAATAAATAAAAACAACATAGTAATTAAAATAGATACCAACGCCATTACTACAATCTTAATCACTTCCATTTTTATTATCCTCCTCTTTAAAAATAAATTTATCCCCAGCTCTATAAATATTTGAAACAAACACTTCTATATCTATAATACCAGCAGAATTAATTGATTTAGAATAAAACTTTTCAAACCACTCAATAAAATCAGAAGAATTCTTAAACTCTAAAACAATAGGATAATTAAATACAGATACATCATAATTTTTCAAATTATTACGAATATTAAGCATGACAGAATGAATTTCATCTATAAATTCTTTTTTTATTTCTCTGCGCCTACCAAAAACTTTACCTTTAAGTAAACTCCGTACCGCAACAGCTTCTAAATAAGAATAATATTTTTTACTTACCTTCTCTTTTTTCCAATTAACAACACAATGAGAATCATCTTTAAATGTAGGCGGAAGAAAGATACCTTTCGATATCCAATCTTCCACCTTTCTAAAAGAAAAACCTATAATATTAGCAAACGCCTTCTTAGATACAATCTTAATCTTTACACCATCAAGAACTACTTCTTTTATTTGAGGCTTTCTGCTCATTTTTTATACTCTCTAACCTCGCTAAAATCCTTCTCTTTTTAGCTTTTTTAATAAGCTCATCCTTATTATTTATCCAATAATTATGGTTATACTCAGAAGTATTATTCTTATACCTCGACCTATCGTAATTATAAACATATTCTTTTCCATTTCTAATAACTCTATAAATCGTCATAACACACCTCCTTTTAATGCTAAAATAATTTCATCAGGCTTTGCATTTATAATCCACTTTACAAATTCAAACTCTTCTTCTGAAATTAAATACATTCTTTTATCCTGTATCTCAACCTCAAACGCATAAAATTCACGTGGCTTAATTTCCCGTTCTATCTTTTCAATCCACTTCTTTTCAAACCAAATACCATCTTTATCAGTACGCTTTAATTCAAGCCTAATATTCTTAAAAACACAATCGCCCTTATCAAAAGGAAGTGCTCCGCTTGCAAACGTTACTCTTCCATTAAAACGTTTTGCACACGCAGATTCCTGCTTTAAACTCTTCACCTTAACATTATCTTCCTGCTTATCAGCCCACTTCGGCAATCTCATCATTATCTACCTTATCCAATAATTTTAATTTTCTCTTATAAGGCATATAATTAAACTTTATATCTGGAAACCTTTCAAAAATAGCCTGTAAAACCTTCTTTTCCACCTCTTCATTTGAATATAATAATTTCCATAAATTAGTAAATTGATAACTCTTATCTAAAACTGGACTATTATACCACGAACCAGAAACCTTAAACACTCCTGATAATTTAGCTAAATCTATAATTGCACCAAAAACATCCCAATCGCCTTTCTGCATACCCATATAATCCTGTAAAAACATAGCCACCTGCCCTTGCCTACGTGGTGGAGCAGTTTTATTCTTTCTCACATGATAACCAAACTTCATTCCAACTACTGAATCCTTTGAATCTAAAATAGTCTCTTCCGCCCAAAAATCAACCCACGTTGAACAATAATAATATTGACCTTCACCACCAGGAAGAATATTTGGATTACCAATAGCATTAACCTTTTTACGCCATTGATTTATTACTATAACTGTTGTTGGTTCCTTACCTTCCAACGCAACCTCAGTTTGTTGAGCCAACATCTTTCTAAACATTCTATTATTCAAATATGCGCTCTTGCCCATTTCAGCTTTATCCGCCTGCTCATCTTTCAATTTCTTAGGTATCAACGCAGCCATTGAATCCAAAATAATTAACTGGAATTCACCAGACGCTATAATTAACTCAACCAAATCTATAATTTCTTCCTGAATCTGCTTTTTAACAATAAACAAATAATCCATATCTACTCCGCACGCTTCTGCCCATTTAGGATCAAATGTAGCTTCAGCATCAATAATACAAACCATCTTTTTACGCTTAGTAAATTCAGCAGCAACCTTCAAAGCTAAATACGTCTTACCACTTGAAAATGGCCCAGTAACTAAATGTACCCTACCTATTGCAAACCCTCCACCCAAATCCATATCTAAAAATAAATTACCAGTAGAAATTCTATCCAAATCAAATACAGGATTAACTTTTTTAGGCATATAAAAAGTATTCTCACCAAACGTTGAATTAATTATACTCTGCAACTTATCTATAGCCTCTAAATTACCTACTTTAACCTTTACATCTCCTCCATCTTTTATTTCACCACCATTTACATCTACCTTTTCTTCAGACGAATTTGTACGAGATTTCATAACGCCTCCATTTATAATAATTTTTTACAGTCTAAATCACCTCAAATAAAAAATCAAGTAAATAACTACATTGCTTCTAACAATTTATCCACATACCTAATATACTTATTAAAACTAGCATCAGAAAAATGAATAAATTCACTCTTAAAACTACCGCAAATAATGTAACCACGCTCAACACGTTTATTAACAATAGCCATAATAGAATTTTCTGGAAAATTTAAACCAAATCTATCTACTTTATACCTCAACTTAAATCCGTTTTTTCCATAAAAACTAAATACAAACTTTTTCCCATCATTTGCCTCACAAAAAACAGCATAGTACACCTTATCATGCCCATCACTTGTATTTATAAAAGCTTGCGCTTCAAAAACATTTTTAATATTATTTTCAACTAAAACCTCGCGCATAAAATCACAATCTTCATTAAATTTCTTAAAACCATATTTATCCATCATGCCGCACCCCCAACCGCAAATCTACTAATTGAACTTTTCAAAAAATTATCAAATTCACTAATCCATATATAACCATTCTCAATCTTTTCATCGACTATATTATCAACTACACCTTCAACTCTTCCATTAATAACGCTATAATTAAATCTCAACTCACTTCCAGTATAACCATAAAACTTAAAAAGCATATTCCCATATTTAGTTTTAACTAAAATTAAATAACATACCCACTTTCTATCTTTTAGCAAAATAGCTGTAGAAACAACTTCCTTAACTATAAACCCTTTTAAAACTTTCAACATCCTATTATAGAATATATCAAACTCACGTACTCCAAAATGCGCAACATAGTTACAAAAATTGGTAAATTCTACCATTTCATTATACCTTTCAATATCCATTTTACTGCCTCCTTTTAATTTTCTATTTGTTTTTGTTGCTCACGTCTTACGCTCAAAAACCATATGTATCCATTTCATTTCGCATAATTTCAGCGATGTACCCATCCTCTTTGATTTGATATTCCAATTCATATTTTTTCTTAATTTTTTCAATCTGTAAATTGTACTCACTCCGCAATCGTTTTTCTTGCTCTTGCAACCTTCTATATATCTCATCACGTATCATATTCTTATGTATATAATTCTCACTGTGATAGCTCGCAATGTACCAATCAATAAATGTTGTGATTGGATGCCTGAATATTCTTTTATTCATAGTGATAACAACCATATACAAATTATTATACATATTATCGATACTGCGATAAAAAATGCTGGAATGAATGTGCTCATTACTTAACCTCCTTTTATTAAATAAAATGTAAACTATTAATTTTAATTTATAGTCCTATTACTTTTATTCTACAATATCTACTATAAATTTCATACTCCGTTCCATTTCCTTCTGCAATATTCTGCAATCAATAACGCCTCTGCTCTATAATCTAACATATCACAAGGTTCTGCCCAAAATTGATTAAACGAAAATCTGATTGAAGGGAAAACTTTTTCTGCAACTTTGACAGATTCATATTTGCCTCTATTAGTCAAACTAAATTCTTCTTTCCATTCTAACTGGCTTATTTCTTTGTATGGGATATTTAATATTTTTAACACTGCCCATATTTCACCATATTTTTCGCCACAATAAAATATGCTCTTAAAACTTTGTTCAGGATTAATATATGCTGATTCTACAAAGGCAAGAACATCTTCTGCGCATATCATTATACTTAAAAATCTATATAAACCTACGCTAACATTATCAGGCATGTCAATAATAGATTTTATTACACCATACTTGTTAATTACAGCTATAGCTCCATCATCACCGGGTTTAATTCCAATATATATCATATTGTCCTCCTTTTAATTTATTTAGCCGATTTTTTACTTTTTCGGCTTCAAAATAAAAATACAAAAAATTTTATTATCCGTCAAGTAAAAAATCGGCTTTTTTTAATTTTTTTCCAAGTAAAAATTAACTCCTAAAAAGGAATATCATCATCATCATCAGAAACTTCAAGACGAGATTTTGAACCTTTCTTCGGGCCAGAATATTCTGATTTACGAAGATTTTGAGCAATACGCTCCATATCTTTAAATTTTTCATCATCCAAACCAAAATATTCTTCCAAATCAATTACTTCATCTTTATTATACTTAATCGGCCCTTCTTCTCCCCACTCAGCAAACAAATACTGTGTAGTCTGCCCAGAACCAATACGTTCAATAGTTACATTCTGCTTTGTAGGGTCTTTCTTTGCAGTCTTCTTTGCAAAATATTCAGCAAACTTAATCCCCTTCACAAATAATTTAACACGTGGAACAACATTACCATCTTCATCAATATTATCAATATGTACCACCTGCCACGCTACTTTAAATTGAGGCTTATCCCCTGCCTGACACAATGGGCAATCAGATTCTCTTGTACACGAAAAAACTCTATAACCACCTTTACCTTTTTTACCATCAGAATCAAATACCCTGTGTTGCCAAAACTTAATTGGGTCTTTTTCTAAAAACCTCACAATAGCTTCCGACCCTTCTTCCATATCCAAATATTCGGGATACTTAAAAGAACCAGAATTAGCCACTTTTTTCTTATACTCCTTAACATGCTCCTCTAAATTCTTATGGGAGAACACTTTACTATACGGATTACGTTTTTCCATTACTACACCTCACTAAATTTAATTTTGGAGTCGTCCGACTACCTATTTAAATAAACTAAGTCTTTATACTCACCTCCTTTTAATTTGAGTAATAAATTAAAGACCAGCTTATTATTTTTGCTTATTATTTTTGCTTATTATTTTGCTTCGCCATAATGATTACAAATAACAGGCTCTACTTCCAATGGCACTCTTAACTGAATAACATTTTCCATCCGCTCTTTTACACATTTAGCGACATCTTCTACAACATCGCTTGCTACATCTAAAACTAACTCATCATGTACCTGCAAAACTAATTTAACATCACTTCTATCATAAAATTCATTCATTAAATCTACTATTGTCATTTTTAATATAACAGCAGCGCTACCTTGAATTAAACTATTCAAAAATACACGTTTAATAGTATTTACATCAAAATTTTCTTCAGATAATTGCAACCTACGCTTTCTACCACCAATCATTCTAATATAACCCAGTGACAACACACTATTAACTACTTTATTCTCAAGCCTTGCAATACCAGGAAACATATTATTATACTCAGCATAATATTTATACGCCAATTCAATTGGAATTTTAGCCTGCATAGCAAACCCATAAGGATTCATTCCATACAACTTACCAAAGTTAGCTATTTTTGCCGTCCTTCTATCTATAATACCGCCCGACATTTCAACTGTACGCTGATGAAAATCCTCACCATTCAAAAATCCACGAATCATATTATCATCTTCACTAAAATGTGCCGCAAGTCTTAATTCAATTTGAGAATAATCAACAACTATCAACTTATTTCCATCACTTGGAACATACATAGACCTAATAGAAGTATTCTTATCTCCTTCAATCAACGGCTTTGTTGGCAACTGCTGTAAATTCGGATCAGAAGAAGCAAATCTACCAGTAACAGTAGAGACCTGATTAAAATTACTATGAATACGCCCATCACCATAAAGATTAGCAGCTTCCCTATGACCAACAAAAAACGATGACAACATTTTTCCCAAACGCCTAATTTCCATAACATCATTCATTATTTCAAGACGCGAGTCATTATTAGCTTCCAACGTTAATAAAATATCATCCAATACTTCTTTACGCACAGACCGTGATTTTGTTTTTAATCCTTCTGAATATTCAGGCTTATACTCTATTTTTAAATCATCAAACAAAAATGATGCTAAATCATTAGGCGCCGAAAAATACACCATTCTGCCTGCAATTGCATAAATCTTATCTTCAAGTTCAGCCAACTTATTTTTAGCTAATTCTTCTAATTCATACGACTTATCAAAATCAAATCTAATACCAAACAATTCCATCCACATTACCGCAACAGCCGTTTTAAGCTCTAAAATATAACTATTAACTAAATCTTCCTCTTTTAATTTTTCCCTATAATGCCAAAATAATTTTATAGTAGCAATAGCATCATCCATTGAATACCGTATAAATTCAGCAACATTCCTACCTTTTACATAATCTTTAGCTAAATCAGTATCAAAATCTGCTAAATCCATCCCAACATCTTTGCATCTCACCTTCAAACCTACTTTTTGAGATTCATCTAACAAATGCGCCATTAACATTGTATCTTCGTACCGAATATTCCTTATATCAAATCCTAATGAAACTAAAACCTTACAGTCAAACTTCATATTATGAAATGCGACTCTTCTATTCGGCAAAAATTTTAACAAATCGCCAACTTTATTCTTCTCAAAAACGCCAGCCTTTAAATACTTATCATCTAACCTATCCTCTGAATACCCTGCAATTGAAAATACAATAGGCTTAAATGTAACAAATGATTCAGTCTCAAAATCAAGAGATATAACTGAACAATCACTAAATTCATTTATTTCATTACAAATAATCATTTTAGTATCTCCTATAAAATATTTATTTTTAATCAAATTCTTTAGCATATTGTTCTAAAAAATACATACGTAAATCAACTTCTGGAAAAACTAAATGAATACACGAACCCATTATCAATCTATATATATCTTTTGAAAAACACATTGTTATATCATTTTCATCAAAACACGAAAATAAAGTAATTTTCCCACTATCGGCCCTTAACCTAATCAATTTTTCTATTACTTGCACATTTACATCAGTCTTAAATACAAATTTAGTTAAATCATCTAAAAACAACACATCAGCAACGGTATATCGTTCCCTCAAACCTTGATAATCAGTAAAATACCAATCCAAAACTTCCCCAGTAGTTGTTCTTGCACATCTATATTTATTCTTTAAATACTCTCTAATCATTGCACAACCCAAATACGTCTTGCCACACCCAGAAAGACCCTCAAAAACAACGCCAAATTTACAATCTTCCACAATTTTCTTACATCTACTATAATGTTTCTTATAAACATCAATAATTTTTGAAGATAAACCTAAATTATCAAAAATATCCACATTATTAATGTCGGCGGATAAAAATTTTACAGGCACACCTACCCGTGCCATATACTCAGAAATCTTCATACTAATTGCCTCCAATAAATTTATTTAAATTTAACGCCTAATTTATTTTCATGCTTATTTTTTATAGGATTATTATTTTTTAAACAATTAAATGCTATATCTCTCCGATAAAAAACAAATACTTCAAGCGTCGGCATAGTAGCACTTGAATTAAGTTTATCATAATTATTCATATACCAATTAATCATTAATTTAACATCATCTGGGCTAAATTCTAATAGTACATTCTTAAACATTCCCATAAACTTCTTACTTGGCTCCTGCATATACTTTAAGCCAAATTTCTTTTCATACAAATTATCCCAATATACACATAAAGAATATGGCGTTACTTTTGTTTCTAAACGTTTCTTCTTATCTTCTAAAAGCATCCTATTAGCAACATCATTATCCAATAATTTTAATACTTCAAACTTAAATACATACCCATCTTTTTCAAACTCTCCTATACCTTCAATCACCTTATCATTACCATTTTCTACTTCATTTAAATACACATCTACAAATTGCATTGCAAAATCTAAAACTAACTGCGCTATTTCTTCCTTTTTTACACTCATACCTACCTTCTTATTAAGAATTTATTCTGTGCTTGGATAGTCTTTTTTACAAAATCATCACTTACTTCACGTTTTTCTATAACTATAACATTATTTACCTCATCAACATCTCTAATTCGCCGTTTTATGACCCCTTTTGCCCTCATTTTTATTTTATTCTTTGCATAATATTTTTTAGATAACTCTCTTTTATGAAACTTACACGCATCCGCATATCTTCTACCACTAACTTTGTAAAATTGATCTGCTGGAAGATATTTTTTACACAATCTACACCATATATACTCTTCGCCATCAATAATTTTTGATTTAGGAAAAGATAGTTTCATACCTCACCTACCAATATAGTTAATTTATATCGAAATTATCTCTTGCTCATAACCTCGCTTTTCTAAATCTTTATACCGCTTTTTAGAATGCCCCATTAAATACGATGAATGTTCATCTAAAAAATCATAAATTACCACACTACTTTTATTCCCTTTCCCCTGAATACGCCCGTATTTCTGAATTAACTCTAATGTACTCTTTCTACCAGCACAATTTATTAACACCGACAAATCAGGAAACGTTAAACTTTCATTAAATATCCTCGTAGCTATAACAAGCTTAATAGTCCCATTTCTTACCCCTTCAAAAATTTCCATACGCTTCTTTTTAGCAACGCCACCATGTACAAATACAGCACCATAATGTTTTAATTGCTTTACTAAAATATCCCCGTGAATTACATTTTCAACGCTAATTAAAATCTGTGCGCCATTACACTTTCCTACTATTTTTTCGACTAATTTATTCCTATAATCATTTTCAATTATTCCAGCCTTGTAGTGAAGTCTATATGGCATAGCCCTATGCAATTTATCTGCCGATACTTTTACCCACCTAATTACTGGCTTTTCTATAATACCCTTATCCCACATTTCTTCCTGATTTTTAGCATAAATTTTTCTACCAAGCAATGCTATTAACTTAATATCCTTATTATCCATTCTAAATGCTGTAGCACTCATTCCAAATCTATATGGCGCTTCAATACGCATAAAAAATTTATAAATAGTATCTGCCGCAGCTTTATGCACCTCATCAATTAAAATCACTTTTACATCATCAAATGGATTTTTACCACGTATTTTTACTAGGCTTTGTATCGTTGCAAAAGTAATATCACAATTTACATCTTTCTTCCCATCCCCATAAATCCCAAAAGTAACGCCATCAATACACTTTTTAAAATCTTCCATTGTTTGATATAAAGATTCTTTCCCATTTACTAAAATAAGCGTCCTTAATCCCAACATTTGCACTAATTTAGCGGCAAAAAATGTTTTTCCACTCCTTGTAGGAAGTTCTACTATACCACGCCTTCTTTTTAATGCAACATCAACAGCTTCAATCTGATAATCTCTTAATTCTGGCCCAATCCAATTAAACGGATTACCTTGCGGATATACTATTTCATTTACAACTTTTATAGAATAACCCTTTTCTTTAATCAAATCCACTAAAATGCCTATTAAACCAGTAGGAACCCTTCCACCTGAATTTAATAAATACATTCTTCCATCCCATTTACCACTTTTCACACTATCTAAAAACTGCGCACCTTTTACAAAATATGACGCAGCCCTTTCAAGTGACATTCGTAAATCACTTGGAAACGACTCATACTCTATAAATTGAGAATACAATACATTTACTATAACGTGAAACACCAATTAACCTCCATAACGTTTTCTACTAAATGAAATCAACTTTCCTTTTTCTTCACTATCCTCAATTTCCACAGTTTTTAAATGATTCAAAGCCCGTGTTTTAATTCCTTCTATTGCTCCATGAATTTTAGCTGCTAATTCCAATAAATTTTGAGCTTGAAGAGCCATATCAGTAGCAACTCTCGCATTCACCTTCGACCGTCGAACACTCTTAATATACACTTCTTCAATCACCTTTGCCTGATTTTCTAAATTATCAAAATCAGCCTGCATCATAACTATCTGCGCTTTTAATTCTTCCACAGCTAACTCTTTCTCTATCTCCATCCGCCGAATAAGCTTTTGTTTTTCCTCTTCAAATACCTTTAATAATCTATCCCTTTCAGCAAATTTAGCCTTTATTAATACATCCTTTATATCATTCCGATTTATAAACTCATCTGACCAATACTTATTAACAAACCACGTCATAAATCTTTTAATAAGATTCATTTTAACCTCTCTAAAATTATAGATTTTTTAGTCTTTTTCATCTCCTTTTCTATTTCATTTTCCATAAGCCTATTAGTTAAATAAAAATACAGAAAAACCAAAATACAAAATATACTCAAAATAAACAATAAATACACCATACTAACCTCCCTAATATGAAATCCTTTTAAGAAAAGATACAAAATACCTACGATAATCTCCACCTAAATATTCATCTACCTGTACATTCTTCTTTATAGCTATAAAATCATAATTTAAATACTCTTGTACAGCCTTTACATGTTCACAAGTACCAATAATTAAAAACTTCTCACATTTACAAGAAGCAACATACTTATCACCGCGTTTTAATACTTTTACCTTAAATGGCTTAATATTTTGCTTAAATACCCAATAATTATTTTTATCTATTTCCTTAACTTTTAAAGTATCCATTAAACTATCCCTAACAATTTTTGTTTGTCTAACTATACTATTATATACTATATGTTTCAAGCATAAAACATCATACTAAAAACCCACCTATCTATGGTATAGGCTACTGTCATATAATAGATAATTATATTGAATATTAAAACCCCCCGCCCGCTGCTTGGGCGCCTACTCATTTTTAGCCTCATTTTTAAATTCTTCTACTAATTCTTCTCTCAATTCATCCAATTTATTCTTAATACAATTCCCGCAGGGCTCTACATATATTCTATCGCCACTTACCTGAACACTCCTACATAAAGGAGCGCCACACACATTACAAAATACTTCAAAATCGACTTCAATTTCTTTTTTAATAAATGGCATATATAACCTCGCAAAAATAAAAAATAACTCTGTGCCATTAGGGTGGGAAGCACAGAGTCCAGCAAATCTACTTTAACTAATTGGAGGCAGTTAAAATAGCAAACTTATACTGGAAAAGGATTATCAAAAGGAGGTTCACTACCAATAATCTTAGGCGGTATAGGCTTAATTGGGCGAATTGGCAATGGCAGTGGTGCTATAATATCTTCTATCCCGCCTACCGCCACATTTTTCTTTGAAGCCCCACTTCCACCTATAGCTTTTGGCTGGAGCTTCTTCTTACCAAGAGCATAATCCATCAAACCTGTTAAATCCATATAAACCCTCCACTAAAATAATACTAACACTTACCTCTTCCAGAGCAAAAAATCAACCATAATTTACACACCACTTTTACACTTAATAATCTTACCATTATGTTTTTCTACATATTTCATTACTACTTTAATATTCCTACCTACCATCCACCTACCTATCGGCGCAGAATCAACAACAATATCATCTTCAACTAAAATGCCAAACACAGCAAATGATAATGAAATATAATATAATTCCATTATATCAAAAAATCTGAAAAATAAGTTTTTTATCGGCATAACTTCTCTCACTCTCAAACAACTCTATGCAATCAAGATGATATTGATTTGCCTGCATATTATTCCCTTCCTCAGTCCCCAAAATTCCAATCAATACCACTGGCTTATCATCAGATTTATGACATATTGGACACACAAAACCGCCATCATAATTAGGATGCTCAAACACTTTCATACATTCACCTCTTTTAATGGATAATAATTCAACATATTCAATAACTTATCTGAATTAGGAACGACTGGATATATTTTATACTTACTCAAATCCACATATTCAGCAATATCTGGAAATACCTTTACTAAACCACTATCAGTCGATACCGCTGCAAATAACTCATCAATCGTCCGACGCATTTCATCCTTATCTTTTTCAATTTGCTTCTTCTTATTATACAAATCAACAAACACCTTATAATATTTATCTGATTTATCTAAATAAATCACAGGCGTACTTCTCCACGACGCATTATACAACCACTCACTCCATATCGGATATTCCTTATCTAAATTAATATTTAAAAACATATATTCAGAATCCCTTACAATAAACGACTTTGACCCAAAAAACATTGGCGTCTTCTTTAATTTCTTAATAAACTGACTATATGGCTTATTGATATTAATCAAATACTCTTCAAACTTTTCGGCTATTTCCTTCTCAATCTCATCCAATTTTACATCAACCGTTTTCTTAATAATCTCATTCCTTATTGCCTTTTTATCAGATTTTGTAAGTCTCATGCTATCACCTCCATTTTTAATGAATTTTTAATAAATTCCAAATCTTCAATATAAAATTTATTCTCCAATACCATTGATACATTATTTTTACCACATACATCAATTATATTAAATACTTCTTCATTACTAAATACTCCATTAAACAATGAATTAGAATGCAAATCCCTTCCTGAACCTAACGCCACCGCCTTATCAGGATTATTTAAATGAACTAATTGAGGAACATACTTTTCTATAAAACTTATACTTCCCATTACATCTATACCAGCTCCCCACGCATGCGCAGTATCAAAACACAATCCTACATCTACTTTATCTCTTAGCCACAACATATCATACACATTCATTCTATGACCGCCACACATATTTTCTAATAATATTTTATGATTACCTTTAAAACACATTAAATTCTTAATTGAATTATCAAATCCATCCTCCCTATTCTCATTTGACCCAACATGAACGACTAGTCCTTTTGCATTAAATACATCGCACGCTAAAAGATACTCATATAAACTTTTAATATGGACTTTCTTATCTACCGATAAATTTACCAATAAATTAAAATGAATAAATACATCAACCCCCAATAATTTCTTATTAAAGATTGCAATACTATCATCACTATACTTTTTAGGAAAGTATGTAAGAACATCCCCCACAGTTACCTGCAGGGGATTTGTTACCGTTTCTACACTTTCTACATCTATACTATAACCTATTTTAATATCTAATCTAATATTATCTAAACTTTTCATTTTTATACTCCATAAACATTTGATATAAAAACCTCGCATACATTGAAATTCTCTCACCCATCTCATACGACATCATATTTATCACACTAGCTACATTATATCCAGCAACAGAATTCAATGCTGCATTAAAACAATCCTCATCATCAGGATTCATAAAGAAATTATTCATCGCTTCGGTACACTCACTAATAGCCATCGTAATTGCATCATATAAATTAGGATCTTCGATAGGCGATGCAGAATTACTAAATACATTTCTAAATTTATTATACTGTTCAAAAATCCTATCGATATTCATATCTGCCTCCATCTAAATATTTTTAATTAACGCTGAGCGAATACTATTATATATAGTACACGCATCATCAATTATTTTACTACCTTCATCTTCGCCAACCTTAGACGCTATAATCATTGGCCAGGGTTGCTTAAATACCAACATCAACTCTTCAAGAGCTTCATCTGTTTTTGTTATGTACCAATTATCAAGTGCTTCCAAAATACTATTCGCTACCAACCCAGCTTCTTCGATACCCTTATCAGCCAACTGATTTAAACTATTAACTAATTGATTTATACGATTCATCTTACTGCCTCCATTTTTAATTTTAAATAGTGGGCAGCCACTATCGACCGCCCACCTACATATTCAACTTACATCTTAGGCATAGGTCTTAACTTATCAAAGTTAAACCCTTTAAAGTCTTTAACTCTAATGAAAGCATCGTATGCATCTGAAGCCAACTTATCCAAATCATAAGCGGTCTTACTATCAACCACCCTACCTATAAGGGCTGGATATGAACTTCTTAAAAACGACCCAAGATTCTTAACGGTCTCATCATTTGGAGATTGTAGCCAACATTCATAAAGCTCTTCCAACTCTTCAAGGGTCATCTTGGCTTCTTCGATGCCCTTATCAGCTAAACTTCTTAACATCTGGATAACATCTTTAATCTCTTCCATTTTACTGCCTCCTTTGTTTTATTTTGCTTGTTTTTACTTTTTAATTTCAACAAGCATATAAATAATATAATACACAAGCGATAAATCGTCAAGTAAAAAATTAAATTTTTTTACTTTTTTTCAAAAAAATTTTGGACGGTTTCTTTTTTGACTTTGCGGTTTTTGAAGGTCGCCTATCCCCACACCTTTTATACATCTATATTTATATATACTAAAACACCACTATACATACCCTTCCACTGCCAATAAAACACAAATACACAGGAAATAAGATGAATGATATAATTACTTATAATTAAGATATACTAAAACATACCTACCCGCTGACTAAATACTTATACAACTATTGACTAAAACATACATTGCCACTTATAAATCAATACTAATATATAACTAAATAACTACACCAAACCACGCACACTACTAAAAAACATACTCATATAAAACTACCTACCGCCAAACAACAATACATTTCCACATTCACTACCACTTTGATATAAATAGATTTTTATTCATACACCGACATTGAACAAATGATATATATAAATTACCATTATGATAGATATACATACCACTAAAACCATACCACCACCGACCAACATATAAAATTAAATATAATTACATAAAACTAAATAACTAATATAGCTAAAGCCTAATACAGAAATAAATAGGGAAAGATAAATATACAAAGTAAGAGGGATTTTTAGTATATAGTATTAAAATATATAATTACTTACTAATAAATATATATAATCATATATACACCAATACTTCCACGTCACTACACAAACTAATATACCCATCAATAACTCTGCCAACATACTTATACCTTAATAACATACCCGCATACCCATCCGAAAATGCGAAACCGTCATTTTTCATCCAAAAGTCATAAAATAAAGTAGGCATACGCATTTTACAACAAATGACTATACTCTTATAGCTATATTATATACTTATATGTAACAGATAGTAATACCTACC